ACGGTTAATACTATTCCAAACATAGCAACGAGCCACATTGTTGCGTTTTGGGTGTCAGAGAACAAAGGTAGTGTAATTCCTATGACCAACCCAGCGAAAGAAAGTTTGGATAAGTCGAAGAAATATCCTGCGAGTTTGTCTCGTCTAGTCTTATCTTTTTCTTTCCGTTCTTGCTTTACTGCTTGTTGTTCGCTCCAGTTCCCCATAGTTATTTCTTTGAAAGGTTCTCGATGGTACGTTGCTGGCTCTCTATGACGGAGAACAGGCGTTCGTTGGTGATGGGGGTTGGTACTTCTGATTGTCTTGGTAATGAAATTCCAATCAATTCTGATAGGTCTATATTCGTTGCCTTAGATATAATCATCACCTCTTCTACGCTACGCTTCATTAAGTCGTCATATCGTGGCATATTGTTGGGGTGAATACCTAAGGCATCGGATACAACTTTATAGGCTATTCCCTTTTCTTTCAGCAATTCTCTTAAGGTCATACAATCATATTATATTTTATTAACTAATAAATATATCATAATTGATTGTTATAATCAAAAATGATAGTATATTTGCAACGTCAACAACGACAACAGCAGCAAAGATGCGAAGTTTGAGTGAGATAACCAAAAAAACAACATACCTAAAAAGGAGTAAGACAATGAAAAAGTACGATTTACACAAGATTATGAAAGCGGCTCACGAGATATACAGAAAGTATTTCAAGCTATACCAGCTTACTCACGGTGTACAGACTTTCGGTGATTGCTTGAAACTCGCTTGGGCTAACGAAAAGAAACGTGTTTCTGATGAAGAAGCAAGAAAGGCTGAGAAAGAAGTAATGAAAGCAGCTTTGGTACGACCGGAAAGAAGAAGTTCTTATGATTACTGCAACGCTCCAGCTTCAGCTTACTACAATCAGAACAGCAAAGGAGCCTTCGGTTCCCGTTACGTAGGCGATTAAGATAATTATTCGCAGAAAAGGCAGCTACATATACCATGCAGAACAGCTGTACGCTTAACATGAATACTTGCGCAAGTGGCGTGCAAAGCCTTGCATGGGCGAATTGAAAGATTCTCCGTCCGGTCATTGAGCCTACCCTTTGATGGGAGACGGAGAACGAGATGGAGTGATTGCCCTAAGTAATCCGTTCCAGAAAGCGATACTGGCGCTTACCCTCAATCCCAGCATAGAGGACGCGAGAGATACCCGGAGTAGCAAGAATTTGCGATGATGTCTGAATGGAAGTTCAGAACGAGCGAAAGATTTGCAACGGTGCGAAATAGGAAGCCGACATGCCCCGAACGGTCATGCAGTGAAGTACAGTAGCTGATAACTCCGGTGAGAAGAGCAGAGAGAGCTTATTGGGGCACAAACATTAATTAAAACTGAAATGAGTAATGATGATAAACTTAAATCTATTCATACCTCCCTAAGAGTAATAATAACGTGTGTGTGGAATAAATGAGGTGTTTTGATGTATTATGCTTATCACAAAGGGTGGAGGAATTACCTTAATACTAAACTCATAAGGAGACACCCTGAGATGTTTCAATTGGTTTCTACAGCTTATACCCTAATTACAGAGGTGAAGACAGAAAATGGTGAAGATGCGTTTCTTCTGAATGAACTATAGAGAGGGGAGTAAATAATTTAATAAACGTGAGTAAAAACGAACTTATGAAAGCAATTATAGAAAAGCAAGTGACAATACTTCCTGCAAATAGCGGGTTTGTCAGTAAGAGTGATACCGGGAGAGAACCTTGCATAGTAATTATCAAGTTGTTCTCAATCCCGATATACAGAAAAGAAGTAATTATACCCAAATGAGTTTTAGTAACTCGGAATATGGAAATTGGGTTTTGACACTCTTCAAGGCTCCTTCAAGGAAGTAGATTTCACACCCACCTCCTTTTAGAGGACATACACTCTGAATTGCATCAAGATTGATGATGCACTTTTCCCCGTTAACAGGGATTTCAATGAATTTACTCATACTTACTTAATTTTAAATGTGGCAATACAAAGTTAAGTAAATCTCCCGAATAAAGCGTGATGCCGCCAATCAGATTGGCTCGGGAGAGCTCAAATACTAATCATTAAAATTTTATAGCGATGAAAAAGCGAATAATCACAGAAAACTACACTCCGGCTTTGAGAGATATGGAGGTAGGGGAAGTTCTAACTTTTCCGGTTAAGGCGTATAATTCCATAAAGGGGACAATTATCCCCCGATTGAGATTGGAGTTCTGCGTTGAGGATGCTGACTGGAAAGTAGGGGAGGTTGACAAGAGGAAAGGTATTTTTGATGTGGAAAGGGTCGCATGATGATTTCCCTTTCTCCTACGGAACTGCTTGTCGCGAATGAGTACTGCAAGGGGCTTGCCGACAAGGAGGTGGCGGGCAATCTGAATAAATCGGTTTGGACTGTCAAGACCCAGAAAAGAACGATATACCGGAAGTTGGGTATTTCCAAAGATACGGAACTGCTTCTGTATATGATTTGCGATAGGCTTAAGCGTGATTTTGATTTGAAGGAATTACGCAGACACGGGCTTGAATTCCTATTCTCCATTCTATTCTTATTGATGCAGGTCACTTGCAATGATATTGATTTACGGAGAATGAGAATACCATCACGGGTACGGACAGCTATGCGATATATAAGGACTGGCCGAAAGAATAATAACGACTTTATTTTTTAACGGTATGATATACGAAGTGAATGGTGATTTACGCAGTTCCATGTTGATTGACGGGACAGCGGAGGCGAGATTGGCAGACATCCTCACTATTATGGATTCTCGCACTTTTCCAAAGAGAGAATCTGAAAAAATAGTAGGAGGTCCGGGCAGGTTAAGAGTGTTGGTAAATACTCAAAGAGTGAGAGTTGAGTATAAATCTAATGGGAGAAGCTATTACAATGCTTCGGATGTGTTGAGCTTTGCAAAAGTAAGAAAGGGAAAGAACAATGAAAAGAAGAATCATTATAAACGTGCTACTGCTTAACGTATTGGCACTACCATGTTTATTGATGTTTAATGATGTAGACTCGGTAACGGGAGACTGGAATTATGGTATAAACCTTTTTGGCCTTGTGTATTCGTATTGGTTTTATCACAATGTCCTGAAAAAGGTGTTCAAGATATAGACCTCAGCGGAGGAAGTGTTTCACACATAATTAGATTGATTTAGAATTAGACATGGGAGTTGTCTCTACTCGTGAGAGCAGGGACAGACACGGGCAATTAGCTCAGCTTGGTAGAGCGGTACATGTAGTTAGTATTGGTAATTTGTCATGGTATTGTTTAAAGGTTTCATGTACAGGTCGCGGCGTTCAAATCCCGCATTGTCCACAAGCTTTTTATTGTTTAATCTATAATTCCGTTGTAAAGGACAACGTGAGGTGAGAGTCCTCATTTAAGTTTTTATTTTGCTTTTGTTTTAAGTGACTATCCCGGTGTGGCTTGACCGCCTATCCGGGAGCAACTTTATTGACCTGCCTGCCCAGTCTGTGAAGATATGGTAGGCAAATATGGGCGTTCGGTGTAATGGCTAACACAACTCATTTGAGGAGATTGGCGGTTCGAGTCCGTCAACGTCCACAATCCAAGAGAGGGTTATTTAGTAGTTTTGTCGTGTTTTATTTTTTGTTTGTGTTTCAAGGTGAACGGTTTGTGAAAATAGTTCACCTATTCTGGGAACGTAGCTCAGTGGATAGAGCACCGTGTGTGGTGGAAGGTTGAGAGTTCGATTCTCTCAAGTAGATTCTTAGCTTAATGGGAGAGCACCACAAGCGGCGGTCGGTGGTTCGAATCCATCCGTTTCTACAAGCCTTTATGAGAGAAAATCCGCTTTTAGTCCGAGAGTAGGGCGAAGATAGCGCAGGGAATCATCCGCGCAGCATCGGTTAGCCGTTGACTCTATCTGAAAGGTAATGCGAAATCGGATAGGATTAGGAGTATTTGTCGTTTGCGCCCCGGAGAATACGCTTCGGGGCTTTCCTTTGGCTATTTTTTTATTAACCACTTTAATATTTTCTATTATGGGACTTATCAAAAGACCTAACGAGCTGACCGTTAAGACTACCTTGTCAGCACTGATTTACGGCCAACCTGGCATGGGAAAAGCCCAACCACTGTATTGCAATATTCTAACGCCAACTGGATTCAAGAAGTTATCTGATTTATCCGTCGGCGATGAAGTTATGGGGCATGACGGAAAGGTGCAGAAAGTTCTTGGCATCTATCCGCAGGGGATAAGGCCGGTGTATCGGATTATGACTAATGATTCTGCAATAACCTATTGTGATGAAGAACATATATGGACAGTGAGGTCAAGTACAGGCAATAGCCGAAAGGCGGGATTCAAAAATGTGACTTTAAAGGAAATGATAGCGAAAGGTATCTCTTGTCCTTTGTCTCCTTCCAGACAATCAACAACAAGAAAGGCAATACCTCGTTATGAGATTCCCGTTGCAGAAGCTATGGATTATCCGGAAAAGGAGTATGAAGTAAACCCGTATATTTTGGGTGTTTTAATTGGTGACGGCTCTTTGACTGGCAACGTTGCTATGTTTTCCAATCCTGATATGGATAATCAAATATTGGAAGAAGTCAAGATGCTGTTACCAAGTGTATATTCTATTCGGAAGAATGAAGCTCCGCAGTGCCCACAATATAGTATTGTTCTTCGGGGTAATGGTGAAGGGTATATTCAGAAGATAAAACGTTTAGGATTGAACGTTCATTCCGGAGATAAGTTTATACCTTCTGAATACAAGCTCGGAAGTCGTGAGCAGAGATTGGCCTTGTTACGCGGGTTAATGGATACTGACGGGCATGCAAACAAGAATAGAGTCAGTTTCTCAACATCAAGCCGAATACTTGCGGATGATTTTGTTCATCTTGTCCTTTCCTTGGGGGGAATCGCTAAAGCAGTAGGTTATCCAAGAGAAGACAAGGGGATTGAATATAGAGTTACCGTTAACATGAGCGAATGCCCATTCACGTTAGAACGGAAGGCTGCGCAATGGAAACCTGTCACCCCGTCAAGATATATAATTGACGCAGAAAAGATAGAGGATTCTGAATGTGTTTGTATCAAAGTGTCGAATGAAGACGAACTGTATATAACAGATGACTTTATTGTAACACATAATACCACTCTTGCATTATCGGCTCCCAATCCGGTATTGTTCGATTATGACGGCGGTATTCACCGTGTCAATGCCGCCCATCGTGTACCGACCGTCCAGATTACAAGCTGGGACGAGACGAACCAGGTACTTTCGTCCGAAGAAATCAAGGAGTTTTCCACTATTGTGATTGATACTGCCGGAAAGATGCTTTCTTTTATGGATAAGGCGATTATGGCAGCGAATCCGAAGATGAAGAAAGCGGATGGTACCCTTTCCCTGCAGGGTTATGGAGTACGTAAGAACATGTTCATCAACTTCGTTAACCAAGTAACCCTCATGGGCAAGTCTGTTATCTTCGTGGCTCATGAACGGGAGGAGAAAGTAGGCGACGAAAAACAGATACGTCCGGAGATTGGTGGCTCATCTGCCGGTGATTTGATTAAGGAGTTGGATTTGGTTGGTTACATGGAAGCTATCGGTAAAGATAGAACTATTTCTTTTGACCCGTGCGAGAAGTTCTACGGCAAGAACACATGTAATCTTCCTTCTCGTATCAAGATACCCGTTATCATTGATGAGTCCGGTACCGTAACGGGTGAGAATGATTTCATGACGAAAATCATCAGTACTTATAAGGAGTATCAGACGAAGCAGACGGAACTATCTTCCGAATATGATGCGGTTCTTGATGCTATCCGTGACGCAGTGGAACAAGTGACTGATACACAATCTGCCAATTCTGTTCGGGAAGCTTTAGACACCATGACGCATATCTTTGACAGCAAGGTACGGGCAGGCATGATGCTCAATGAGAAGTGCAAGAGACTTGGCTTGAAGTTTAACAAACTCAGCAAAAGGTATGAACCAGCAGCCTAAATACAGATTCTACCCGTCACTGCTTGATAAATTCGAGCAGTATTTACGGGCTGATGAACAAGTAGAGAGCTTCTGGAATGTCGATAATGAAACGGGGGAATATAAGAAAAGTCCGGAAGTAATTGAAGCGGAGCTGAAGCAAAGCCTACTTGATGCGATAAACCGTGTCCCGTTTGAGAGTGAGGCAGCTGATAAAGGAACGGCCTTTAATGCTGTCATAGACTGCTATATCCACAAGAAAAAGCATATACCAAGCGAACGGGAGCCATACACCATTATCGGTGATGGAGAAACGAATACCATTCAGGTATATTTTCCTGCTACTGATATCGCGCCAGAGCGTAATTTCTTATTTGACCGTAGCTGGTGTATAGAGCAGTCGAAGTATTTTTCCGGTGCATTGTCCCAAGTCTTTGTGTCCGCAGTCATTCCCACTCGCTATGGTGATGTGGAGCTTTATGGGTATATAGATGAGCTCGTTCGTGAT